ATTAAAATAATATCAACTTAACCAAATCTTGCTCTTTGCTTAATTGCTTGAATCCTTTGTTGATTAGTAGTCATATCTGTTTCAACTACATACGCCCTTACTGCCTGATTACCAAGAGCATTGATTGTTGACTGATTCAACTGTGTCAACTGAGCCTCTGGTAATGCAGGTGAAACAGGTGATGCACTACCTAACTTTGCTATAGAAGGCGAACCGCCACCTTCTGAGTCTGGGTTTTTAATTTTGTTAATTTGTTTTGCTGTACTTGCAACAATTGATGCAATAGATAATGCTGTTGATGCTGTGTTTATACCTATCCACGGTTGACCTCCTGTTGCAGGGAATTGAGCAAGCGCCTTAGCATTGGCTATTCCTAAGTTGGCAAGAATCTTACCAATTGCACCTGCTTGTTCAATAACCAAAGATGCTATTTGAACTCCCTTGCTTTTCTCGAATAGTTGTTTTGCTAATCCTGCTGCCTGTGCTGTTATATCAATATAAGCAGCCTGAATTGCAGCTTTTTGCTCTTTCTCAGCCAACTCTATATTAATTCTATCCTCAGATAACTTTCTCAACTTATTATTTCGATCTTGCTCAGAGATTAAACCTTTTTGGAAAGACTCCTCAATTAGTTTTTCTTCAGCATCTAATGCCATTTTTCTAATGTCAAATGTTTCCCTTTCTCTGGATGCCAATGCCTCAAGTTCAGATAGGTTTCTGTTCAAGAAAGATTGAGTGATGTCATTGTCAAGCTGTTTCAACTGACCTGCAACTTCAGACTTTTTATTTGCAAGTTCTATCTCTGCCTGAGTTCTTGCAAGTGTACCTTTTGCATATAGCTTAACATTGTCCTCAAGTCTGGAAACCTCTAAAATGCTTTCCTCAATGTAAATCTGCTTTTTAGCCTGTAGCCTTTTCTGTTCATCTTTGATCAGTTCAGCCTCTGCCTTTCTGGAATCGAATAAAAGTTTATTTTGATTTTGCTGTATTAATTTTTGTATTTCTAATTGCTCCCTTAAAAGACTATTAACATTTATAAGTTGCTCAGTTCTTTTGCCTGTATATTTCTCTTCAACATCAGCAAGTTCACCCTGAACTCTTATTCTTTCTGCTAAAAGCTCATTATTTGATCCACTTAATTTAATCTCAGCATTTATTCTTGCTAACTTTTGACCTATTAATGCTCTTTCAGCTTTTTCTCCCTGATCAAGAACTTTTGCAAGTTTATCATTTGCTGCAATCCTTTCCTCAATGCTTAACTGCTCGTTGTCTCTTGTTTGTCTTAACTTTTCAGCCTCAATCTCATTTTTCTTTATGGCATTTAAAAGTCTTGCCTCAGCTAAAATTTGATTATTTGTAGCATTAGTTAATGCTTTTGCTTCTTCTAATTTTTTGCTAAAATATTCTCCACTCGCGTCAATTAAATTATTTACACCTTCTGCTGCTCTATTAAATGAATCATCAACACCTGTGACAACATCAACTAATTCTTTACCGAATAGTTTTGCACTTTTACCTGCCTCAGTAAAATTACCTGTAAGTAAATTTTTAAGAGTAGTTCCCAATAAACCTGCAGCCTCAATCATTGACTCAAATCGTTCAATGACATTACTTTTAATTAACTCACCTAATTCCTTAACATACTTTTGTGGTTCTTGAAAAACATTCTTTATAAATCCAACAACTTTTTCTGTATTATCTACAATAAGTTTAACCAGATCAGAAAATACACCTGTTAAAAAATTAAGTGATGTACTAAATAGATCAGCTACCTTTTGATTTCTGCCAAGTACATCTTTGAAAAATTCAAATGCCTTAGCAACTGCAGCAACAAGTCCTAAACTTTTTAGGAGTGTACCTATTTTCCCAAATGATGATGCAGCAGCTTGTTCACTTTTCTTTGCACTTTTCCCAATATTATCAACCTGTTCACCAAATTCTTTAACTTTTTTGGTACTATCACCTGTGTCAACTTTGACCTTTATATTTAATTCTTCTGCCATTAGAAAGTTTTTTCAATTGCTTTTAATAAAGAAACTTTTGTTGTTGTATAATCCATAGGGTTATAACCTTCAATTGTATTTAATCTGAATAAAACACCATCTATCCAAACTAACTTACCAAAATCAAGATTATAAATATCCATTGTATTTAGCAATATATTGCAGGTTAATAGCTTACTATCTTTGTCTGTGATTTCAGCCATATAATCTGAATAGTATGCATTAAATAGGTTAGTAGTTGGATATGTTGTTGCACTAAAAAATACCTCTTTTGGTGCTCCAAAATTTATATCATTAGTTGGACTAAATGGATTATCCAAATGCCCAACATATGTATAAGTATTAACACTATTTAGTACAGGACTGCCATTATTCTCAATTTTATACCCTGTCCTTTCTGTTATATATCTTGCCTGAAAAATCCTGATGTTAAAATCAATAGATTCCTCAACTCCACCTGATCCAACTTTATAAATTGCAGGATATATTTTATCTGTACCTTGTTTTTGATATAATGGACTCGCACTAAATATCACCTCAGTAGTGTCAGTATCTTTAACAAAATCAAATTCAGTATCAAATATCCTATCACCATAACCCTCTGAGTATTTTTTTCTATAGTTTTCATTATACAAATCATTATCCTGCTTAAACTTAAATTGATAATATCTGGCATTAATTTCACTCATTGGTTTAATGCTCATTGGTTTTGATCTATCAATTTTGTTTGTCCAATCTTGAGTTAATGCATCTTTACTTGTTGATATTTTCCATATACCATTTTCATAATAAACATAATCATTAGCATTATACGTTGTTAATCCATGACCTAAATCCCTTGTTCCTGTAACTGATATTTGATAAACATAACTTTCTGTTCCTGTACTATCTGATAATGCAGGACTATTTGTTGATGCATTCCATGTTCCCTGATAAATTCCTGATTTATAAAAATCAATATATGGTTTAACAATTATTTTCTTTTCGACTACAGGATCATCATAAACATAAAGATTGAACATCTTGCAAATTGACAAAAAGAAATCTCTTTGAAATATACCCTGAGGTAATTGTTTATCAAACTGAATTGTTTCACCATAATTGATTGGCACATCAGTCACAGTTGTTGTTGTAACTAACAAACTACCTGATGAAACACTATACTGAGTTGCAGCAGATGATACATAAATATCTATTGTATCATTAGTGTTTAAAGTTGTAGTGTACTCTTTAAATAAATTAAAATATCTGGGCAAGTATAAAACAGGGAATGTTTCTGATGCAACCTCTAATGTATTAACTCTGAGTGATACAGTTACATCATAATAATTACCTAAACCATCCTGTTGTACATTGAGAAACTCTCCATACAATTGTGCCTGTATTGTGCATGGTAATGATGATGCTCCATTATATCTGTAGGAATTGCCAACTAATGTGAAATTTCCTGCAGTTTGTACTGTAAAATCTGGGTAACTATCTGTGTTATATGTTGCCTCCACAGCCTCAGCAAAAAATGCCTGAGTTGATGTATTTGATAAAACCTTTCTATTTGTAGGTATAACAAGTCTATCAAATAGTGAATTACTTAAATATGAAAAGTCCCAAGTATATCCAGATTGAATCCTAATCTTTTCAAGCATTTCTTTTACCTTGTAACATGGTCTGAATGCTTTGAAATCAAAATCAACCTTATTGGTGCTCACATTCCCTATGTCAATTAAACCATAAAGAATAGGACTCCCAGAAACAGGCACAGATTGATCTGTTATATTTGCAGCAGTCCATGCCTCATTATATGAACTATATAGAGGATAACCTCCACCTGAAACATCTTTTAAATCTTCTAATCTGTTATTTCCTAATGCTGAAATAAAGCCTCCTAATTCTCCAAATACTGCACATTGATATTCTATAGCTGATCCATCTTTTACGATTTCCAATAGCCTCAAAACACCTTTAAATATCTGTATCTTGTCAATGAATATCCTGCAGTTTGCAACTCTGGATGCATTAAAGTTATACCCAACATTAGGCTGATCATTATCTGTTATGTTTGCATTGCCTAAATCAAAAACAAATCCAAAGATTTTATTATTGTTTGCAGTACCTGTGATATTAATAGTTTTTGAGAAACTTGTATTTCTGCTGCCGAAATCTCTTATATCATCAATCGCATACTGAAACTCAGTTGATATTTCATCAACCAAATCCAATCTATTATCTTCAATATAAATCTCTGTTGAAATCATCTAAACTGTGAGTTTAAGTATTTGCTAACCTCAATGTCTATTTCAAAGTTAAATAGCTTGTCTGCACTCTGAACCTTATATTGGTAATTTGTGCTTGAGATTACCACAGGGAAATAAGCACCCTGCACCTCAATGTAACATATTGAACTCGCAACCAATTGAGCCAACCATGTATAATCCTGCTCACTTACCCAATCAGATATTAAATGGAATCTGTCTTTATGCTGTATTGCATAGTTCAAAGCAGTTTCATTATACCTGTTGTATGAGTCAACATTTTTCATCTGGTTGCCTGATAGCTGCCAATCATTTCTCCTATATGAACTCCTCTGAAACTCGCTGCTTCGCCTATTGACAAGAGCAAATTTCATTGTGTCCCAACCTCCGACTCTATTCAGAAAATGCAGGTTATATTGCTTATATTTAGGATAGCATTTCTGCCTGATCTTTAATACTCTTGAAACCGCTACCCCTCTTTTCAGATAGAAATTATAACCATATGTTGAGCTCGTTATGATATTGCTACCTGCCCATTCATTAACGTGAGCTGCCTGTAAATTGAAAAGATTCATTTCACCTGCCAGACTGATATTCCCACTCACAGTAGTTAAAACCTGCTCTCCTGAATCAACAACCTCAACCCATGCAGAATATGTACCTCCTGTTTTCCTGAAATATGTTGCATAAAAATTGTCACCATACTCAATGCCTATATTGTCAGTATCTCTCTCTGTCAGCCAATCATCACTAAAATTCTCAATCAAAAGATTGTCATAGTAATTTGACAGGACTAATGGAGTATTATCATTAATTGCGAGTATATCGGCAAACAATGGTGGATAATAGTTGTAACTGCTAAACTCTCCTGATGCCATGTTTCTTGTCATCGTTCCTGTCACCTCCTCTCCTACAGCCACATTGTATGTAACCTTTAATTTGTCATTAGATGCCACCAGAATTGAGTTGCCAGAAGGCTCAAAGTAATTTGTAACGTATGCCCTCACAATTGGTGATGCATTGAAGATTCCAACACTACCTGATGGATCAGGGAAAACCTTAACTGTGCTGACAATGTTGCCATTGATCCTCACATCATACACAAACTTAAAATTAGTAGTTCCTGAATTGGTGGATGTCGAAACAAACCACAAATCATCATGCAAAGATGCATATGCTGCAGGACTATCTGTTATCGTTATTGCCATAAGATTTTATTTGTACTATTATATCAGCAACAAGTGCAACCTCTAATGCCGATCTAAACTCTTTATTAAATACTAAATTAATTGCCTGATCCATGTATTGTGTTGCTTTTATACCATCTCTTTTTATTCCTCTGGAAATCGCAAATGATAGTGTTCTTTTACTTTTTGCAGCATCAGTAATTGCAGTCAGGCTTTTTCTTTTCTTTTCAACTCTGGTTATTGGCACTCTAACAGCACCTGATTTAAACTTTGCATTTGCTAACCATTTAATGATAGCGTTACGCATTTTCAATCCAACCTTTAAGGATTTAAACCTATATTTACCTGTTGCAAATTTCTTTTTTGCATTCTTGCCTCCGACACCTACAACACCCTTATTTACAAAGTCATAATATTTATCTTGTTTTGATCCTACAGGATAACCTAAGTTTAATACAGATGCTGAATCTTCATCTTTGATGTATGGTATTTCAACATCCAATAATGCCCCTGTATTTACTGCTGCTGCCCTTTGTAAGTTTCTCTTTACTGCCCTATTAAATTCTAAACCAAATTCATAAAGCACCTTTTCAAGTGCATTGAATGTGTCTGGATTTACATCATCATATACAGCATTAAATTTGCTCACAAAGTCATCAGCAATAAATTTAGCCTGAGCCTTATTCATATATATAAATGAAGAAAATCTTAGAAAATAACTGGAATAAAAAACCCCGCCTAAAAAGGCAGGGTAAAACAACCGCTATGAAAAATTATTGTAATTGAATTAAAATTTTCTTTAATAACAAATAAGGTACTGTGCTAATATATGTATGATTCCCAACATGAATCTCAGTATATTCAACCCCATCCCTAAAATAGGGCAGGATCACATCTATATTACAGAAATATGCCATAACCCTATCAAGATCATCCCAATTAAACTCCATATCTAAATCCTTGAGCATCTTTGTTGTATCTGTATGGTACAAGATTTCTATTTCCATCTATCCGTTTTTAATATAATCTCTTTCTGCCTTCAAATATGACAGATCATTTAAGAATTGTATGACAGGCAAATTGTATGCTGCATCCAGAGTTATGTTTTCATGCTCTGCCACAATTTTAGCACAATACTGCCACCCATAAAACTCAACAAACCTGCTGCCTCCTCTTTGTTGCTGACTTTCCATATCCTGATCTATTTCATCGTATAACCCCTTATAATTGGAATCCAAATCAGTAATCATCTTAACATACTTAGTCACAGAAAAATAAACATCAACAAAATTTGCCTCCTGTATGTCCTGACTATAAATGCTGTGCAAGGTTACATTGTACCGCTTAGTAAAATAACCTAATGGACTCAATACTGTGGGCATCACCATACTCGCTGCAACTTTGTGCAAGTTCTGAACAAAGTCCTTTGCAAAGACTTTTGTTTCAATATATCTGGCAGTATTTACTTTGTTTATATCGTAATTGCAGATATATCTTTTTAAACCTATTTGAATATAGTCTTTTGGTTTTCCATCAAACTGAGTGATTAAGAACTTTATTTTCTGCAGTTCCTTTAATAACCTTTTATGGCTGTACTTCTCAACCTGTGACTCTGTGGTTGAGTTTATGATTGCTATTATTCGCATGGCATGACCTAATGGATTTTCGCCCAATAGGATTTTCTCTAACTGCTGATATTGGAAAACATTAAGATCACTCCATGTCATCAATAGTGAATTTTGTCATACCATTCCATAAATGCATAATATAAACCTACAACAACAATAGGAAAACAAATTAATATTGCTGATGTGATCCATAAAATACTAACCATGTATTTGAGTATAATCTGAAAGGTTGATGGTGACTCGTTTTCCCATAGCTGAAAAAATCTTTTCAACAACGGATAATCTTGGTGGATTGCCATTCTCAATACGGTTTATTGAAACAAAACTGATTCCTGATTTTTCAGCCAATTGTTTCTGTGTTAAATTCTGCTCTTGTCTTGTTTTCCTTAATAGTTCACCGATCATATTTCTGTTTGTTTGATTATTTCTGTTTTCTTTTCACCTCTGCTTTCTACAATGAATTGATACCTTTTTTCTGCCACTTCAGGATTTCCTGACATTGATCCTGAAACATATAATCCATCAATAGTTACAAAATAAGTTTCTTCTCCTGAAAAATTTGTTTCTTTAATTAATTCAATTTTCATAATAGTGGTTTTTGCGAATATAAATAAAATTTAATAATTAATGATTTCTTGTCTGAATCTTTTTTCTTCTTTATGTCTTTCATAGTAACTTTCTCCACGAAGTTCAGATTGTTGTTCTTGAATTTTTGCTCTTGCACGTCTTATTGATTCAGGATTTGACAGTTTTCCTTCAGAAAATATCTTAAGAAATTCAAAAACTGTTATCTTATCTTTTCCTTGTGTAACTAATTCTCGCCACCAAATGTTGGCAATTAATGCTTGATCGTTATCACGTAAATGCTGCTTATTTGTCAATAAGTCAATTATAACTTCTTTGTTATGTAGTTTCATCTTTATATTTTTTGTTATAATATTGTTTTGCTCCAATATTATCATCACAGTTACAATATGCTTCTATTATTTGCTGCTTTTCCATTTCCTTCGCTTGTTCAAACTTTTGCTTTATTTTCCAAAGTGAACTTTCCATTTTTTTGTTGAAATAAACATTTAAATGTTTTTCAAGCCATTCAACTGCTGTTTGTTGTTTCATAATGAATAATTGTCTTGAAGTAAACCAATAATGATTGCACCGATCAATAAAGCTAAAAGTAAATTTAAGTTTTCCTTTTTCATAATAGTGATTTAAAAGGGGATTGCTCCCCTTGTTTTAAAATAATGATACTAATTCGTTTTGAGTTCCGATGTTGTATGCTTTGCAAGTCATTTGCAATTCACCTGATAACAATTCATATTGCTCTGATGTAATTTGTGAATCTCTCAAAGCAATCATCATGTTGTAAGCAACTTTGAAAGCATCTGTTGTTGTTTCAATCTCTGAAATCTGAAGTAGTAATTCTCTTTGCATTTTCATAATGTGGTTGTTTTGTACAGCTAATATAAACCTTTCTTTAATAATAGAACACTTAAAGTAAACTTTTTTTTAAAAAATATTACAATATTTTATAATATATTGTAAATCAATTAGTTATAAAATGGCTAAAACGGGCAATTTCACTGTTATTTCACAGTTTCTTTCATCTTATAATGCCTTTCATAGATATGCATATTGCAAACATAATGGTAATATTTGCCTACTTTTCTTTCTAATTCTTTTGCTACCATTATTTGAAGTTCACTAAAACAGTATTGATCATTGCAGAAACCATAAACAAGATCATTTGATCTCATCATTACTTGCATACTTAATTCGTTATTATTATCTATATAAAAATTAATAGCATATGTGCAGATTGTGTCTTTAGCATATTTGTCTATTTCTTTACCATCATACAGTGAAATACTCGCTCTACGTGTCAGAGGATCATTTCTAAGCATGTCTATAACCTTATTAAGTTGATTATTTCTTTTCCACTGAAAACCATAGTTAGAATTGACATTTCCATTCTCATCCATCATAGTTGCCCATATCTTAGCTTTTTTAGATATTTCTTCTGCATTAGGATTACCTGACAAGTACCATTGGAACTCATATTCAGCATAGTATGGATTCCATTTACGCCATTCTGTTCTTATTAAGTTTTCTTTAGGTGTTCTTATTTCAACTAATACATTATGAACTGTTTTAGTTCCATTTCTTTCTTCACCATTTTTCATTATAATGTCATACAAGTCTTCAAATGCATCTTGAGCATTATAATATGATTTGTTGTACATAAATCTTTGATTTTCGTAATAGGTTTAATCCATCAAGGATTCTATATTCTTCTAAGTAATATACTTCTTTTATTCCAGACTGAATAATTATTTTGGCACATTCAAAACAAGGCGACAAAGTTACATACAATGCCGCCCCATCTGAATTGTTTGATGACTTAGCACATTTTGCTATTGCATTTGATTCCGCATGAAGCACATCTGGTCTTGTAGATCCATCTTCTAACTCACATACATTAGGAAAACCACTAATTGTCCCATTATAACCAATTGCTATAACGTTATCTTGATTGACAATTAATGCTCCTACTTTTTTTCTTACACAGTAAGAAGCTTGTGCTACATTCAGAGCCAAATTCATGTAAAATGTATGCTTATTCTGCATTCTTTACAAATGTTCCATTTTCCATTTTACCACTTCTCTTTGCAATAACTTCATATGCGCCATTAATGCAATGCTCTATTTTAACTCCCCCAAGATGAGCAAGATTTGTTAGAACAACAACGCAATCTCCTATTGCATCATTAAATTCTGAATGATCATTTTTTAAAATAGCTTTTGCAAGTTCACCTGCTTCTTCTTGTAGTTTTACGAATTGAGTCTTTACATCGCCTTTTTCATATAATCCTCTACTTCTTGCCCATTTTCTTATAGGTTCAAATTCATTAGTTAATTCCATATTATTTACGTTTTAATACCCACAATGTATTGCGAGATTGTTCAGGAAAAAATGGTGCCATAATTACGCTAAGCAAGTTACTATCATAGTATGCTTTTAATTCTTCAAACATTTTAACTTGCCAATCATTTAATAGATGTTTATAGTCTTTAATTGAAGCAAAAGTTCCAAACTTCTTTTCAATATTAAAATATTTTTCTATATGTAATTGCAGTTCAAAGTGATTAAATTCTTGTACAGCAACACCTCTTCCATCGCCTGAGTCATATGTATGATTTCCTGCTGCTCCTACATTTTCATCAAAGTTAGGAGTACTAATGTAATATGTAGCATTATCATTTCCACAATCTCTCATATTTGAAAGAAATGCATCTATATTCTGTTTACCAACATGTTCAGCAACTTCAAATGAACAAACCTTGTCTGCCTGAAATTGCTTGTAATCCATAGATGGCACTATTAAATCATCAGCATAAAATTCTGCCCATTCTACTGGTTTAAATTTTTCTTTTGCTGCTTCAATAGTTTGCTTACGAATATCAATTCCTATGTATTTCTCACATTTGAATTTATTTCTATAAAATACTTCAAGCATATTTCCTTTGCCACACCCAAAGTCTACTACTGTTTCACCAATTTTGGCTTCTTTAACAATATGTGACCATCTTAAATAATGTGCAAATTGATCTCTGTGAAATACATGCCTTTCAAATGTTGAAACAGGATCTAAATCTGTCGTGTTATACTTTTTCATAATGGTGGTAAAATTTATTGAGCTAAAGTTACTTTAGTCAATTGTTTAGAAAATAGTTTGCCATTAGATTTTACTTGACAATACTCTTTGTTGTCTTTTTTACTTGTGTAGATTTTTACAACTTCTCCTACAATTGTTGTTTTAGGTTTAGAAAATGATTCAAACTGAACATTTGCGCCGATTGTGATTGTTTCCATTTTTATTTGGTTTTGTTTAAAAAATCATTCATTGATGAAAGATAGGCAACTGCATCAAGCAAATTGTCTTCTTTATGATTATAAGATTCTCTTGAAAGTTTTAATGCAATTAATGCCTTATACATTATTTCGGCATCAACATTTAATCCTGTCATACCATTTAAAATCTGAGCAGCTCGTTGCATGCCTTCTTCAAATGGTCCATATTGTCTTTGCTTTTCTTCTGTACGCTCATATACTATCTCATGAGCCTTCTTTAGTATATTATTCATGTAATAGGTTTATTACGCAAATATACTAATTTCTTGAAAATACACAAGAATTTTATAAAATTAATTTAATATAGTATAATTAATTGATAATCAATAGCTTACATAAAGGAATATCTTCCTCTTGAAACATTATCTAATAAGTTTAAACATATATAACGTGTAGCATCTATTGCGTGATTCATAAAATCAACAGGAACATTTTCAAGTTTTCCATCTTTACTTTGTTTCCATTTGTATGCATTTAACTCTTTTTTTAAATTATGACTACTTTGAGTCACATTTATTTTATATCTTTTTAGAATATTTATTGATTGTCTAATACTATCATTTCCTTTTTTTGCAGGTTCTACAAACCAACCATATGATTGTAATTCAGCAATTGACTTAGGTTCAGCAGAATCCGCAACAATAGTTCCTGATATATTTAATTCTCTCATTCTATTGCTTATATCTACATTTAATAATCTTTTCTCATAAATTAATTCGTCTAAAACTATTTCTCCATTTTGATTATACATTGCAATCAAAGAAGTAGGATCATTTGTAAATCCAAAGTCTAATCCATAACCTATAAGCTTTGCATCTAAACTAACATTTGGTATAATATTATAATCTCTAAAAATTACTCCTTCTAATTTACCAGTTAATCCTCTTGCATAAACTTTCCATAATTCTGGATCTTCAATTGATTCAATTTTGTTATGAATGTTCTGATCTAAAAACGTATTATGACGATGATCTGAAATTATTAATGTAACATTTTCTTTACCTATTAAATCACTATGTACCCAAAACTCTGTATTTGGATTATAATCTAAATATGTTTTTCTTTTTGTTCTTAAATATAATTCATCAAATATTGGTTTAGGTATTCCATTAACCTCATTCATAAACAAATAATCACGTTTTCCAGATTTAGCATCTTGCCAATCATCATAACTTTTAAACTCTATAATAGAACCATTAAAAAATGTAAATACCCTATCTGACTTATTATAATTATTAATGTATGCTTGTAATATTTCACTTGATGAAAGAATAGTTTCAGCATCTCTTAATGCACCAACTTTTAAATTTGGAATATCTTGACCAACAACAGTAATAACTTGATTTGGTTCTTCAATAGCATGCAAAAATAAATTCTGCATTATTGCATAGGTTTTACCTGAAGAGGTTCCACCTTGATTAATTATTATTTCTGTTTTAGCATCTCTATTTGCCTTAAAAACATCTGTTGTTTGAAAAATATTATTTTGTAACATCTACATCTGTTTCTCTATTTGCTAAAGGAACTTGACTTGAATTTATAATAACCTCGATTTTCCCTTGTAATTGACCGTTTACATTTGCATCAATTGTTTCTCTTGGCTTGCCAAAAGTTCTTGTTAATAATGTATCTAAAGAATATAAACTACCTTTTTTTAATGATTTTATAATTGAGTTTGCAACAGTAACTTCTAATACAGTTGCTTCAGGATTTTCTGTAACTTCAATCAACTCATCGACAGTCATTGAAATTAATACTTGTATTGCGTCATTAACTTCAGATAATTTATAACCCTGATCTTTTAAATTTGAAACATACTTCCTTGGTCTACCATTCATATTTCTTTTTTCATCATACCCCTTTTTGAAGGGTTTTAAGTTTTGTTCATTTGCCATATATTATATTTTGACAAATTATAAAATTATCTACCTTGACCACGATAATTTTTTTCTTTTTTATCGTGTTTATTAAATGCTCTTTGTGCTTTGCCTTTCTTTCTTTTACCAAAGGTAACTTTTATTTTATCCTGTGATCCTTTTTTCATCTTACATTAATTGATATATCTTTGACCATTCTGTCGGTAGTGAAACTTGTTTATGTACTCTATACCCTAACTTAAAAAACATATCATCCCACTCTTTTTGTTCTTTTATATTAATATGTCCCCACATTTCATCATTCTCTGTCTTTTGACTTGTACTACTGAACAATATCCATATTGGATTAATCTTTTCAAATAGCTTATTTATTTCATCATCAGTCATATGTTCTGCTGTTTCTATAAACATCAGAATATCTGTTTTAGGAAATGATTTTTTAAATAAAAGTAAATCAGGCAAATGTGTTTTTAAATACTCTTGATGACTTTTAAACTTTTCAAATCCATAAACTTGAAAACCTTTTTCCATTGCTGCTTTACTATATGCTCCAACTCCACATCCATAATCTAAAATACTCGCACCATATCCATTGAGTTGAGCAACTGTATTTCTTGCTAAATCCATGAATGCAGGATTGTCTAAACTAATCCCCATTTTTAATTCTGTTTCCAGAA